TGCATTGCTATCAAAAACCCCAGTAGATTTTCCAGCATGTTTGCTTTCATTATATTCACTACTAGATCTAAAAAATGATATAGGATCTCTATCTGTATCACTTTTAAATTTATTTCTAGGATTCATATATAGATGAGAGTAATACCTCATGAATAAAGTAAGCCATTCGTTTTGAATAGTATCATGAACAGTAAAACTAACTGGACCGTAATCTAATCCAGTTTGCACTATTTTTTTCCTATTGTATTTGTTTTTGATTTCTGATCTAAAAGATATATCAGGTAACGTTGCTGTTTTGACCAATGAACTTATTCTTGTCCTAAATTGTTCTCCACTAGCATACAATCCTAATTCTTTTACATCACGGTTAATTATAAAATTTACATAACCCTGAAACTTTTGTCGTGGTGGAGCAATATCAGGTCTGAACTGATAGGCGTTGCGGAAATCCCTTGCAAAGAATTTCCGTTGCCCGCCACCAAAATTTAAGAACCTCATGGTTAACCTCTTAGATTAACCAAGTGTAGTTGTTCCTGATGCTACTGTGTCTGGGAAAGGGTTTCCACTTACAGTTCTACCATTGATATCGTTATCACCTTCAAAGTGTACCGCGTTATCGTATCTAATTTGCATAGTTACTGTTACTTGGTCATTTGCAGAGTAATCAGATTCACTGTAGTCTACATTCTGTAAGAAGCAACCTTCTAAGAACCAAACCTCACTTGCGCCTGCATTGACACCGTCTAATATTTCTATTTGCATGTCAAATTTGTAATCACTACCTGAAGCAGGTGTTGATTGTTGAAAGTGGTTTAACTGTCTTTGAACCTGTGCACCTACCTGTTTTGCAACTTGGTTTGTGATATCGTCCCTTACAGTTAAAGTGATTTGTTCCCAAGCATGTTTACCTTGTAGATAAACTCTTGAGTTATAACTTTCAACCATTACTTCTTCATAAGTGATTTTAGGTCTAGTTACAGATTGAACATTCTGTGTTAAAACTTTTGTTTCTGCATTTCCACCAAAATTACCTAATAGACTTACTCTAAATCTATATTTTAATTTTGGCATTAAAATACCTGAACCAGTCTGTCCTGTAACCGGAACACCAAATTTACTTTTGGTTTCTGTTGTTGCACTTGATACTGCCATATTTTTCTCCTAAAGAGCTCTTTTATATAACAATATTTATCATAATAGGCCTAAAATAATTAACTCTAGTTTTAATTCTGACACAAAAAAGGGCAGTAAAACCGCCCTTTTTATTGATTATTTTAATAATCTTATGCTGTTGAGCCCAAAGTATTTTGGATTCTGATCGGAATGTAGATAAATTCTACTGCTTTGACTGGCTGTATAGCAATGTCAATATGCAATTCGTTCCTATCAATTCTTGCTGGAGTATTGTTTGAAGTATCACAAACTGTGATAAAGTCAAATAATCCTCTTTGAGAAACAAGTTCACCAAGCAATCTATCTACAACTACTTTCGCATTTGCTCTAGTTACTTCATCATTTGGTTCAAACAAGAATGGTTTAACTGCGTCGTCTAATTGCTCACGTAAGTAAACTACTAATCTTGCAACGTTCACTCTATCCAATGCACTTGATGTTGGGTTAAGAGTTTTTTGTCCAAATACAGCAATTCCTCTTCCTGGGAAATTCCCAATTGGATTAACTTTGTCTGCATATAAACTATCTCTTTGTCCTTCATTTAATGCTACTGGTACAAACTCTCCTGTTACTCCGTCAATGTATCCTGTGTTGGATGCATTACTTACAAGCCCTCTTTGGAAACCTGCTGGTGCAAACCATGGGAAAGCAACCTGATCATTAAATGCTATTGTTCTTAATGCCATATGTGAAGCAGGAACAAATACACTTGAACCATCTAGGTTTGTGCTTATACCGTGTGGATAGTAAACAGCCGCATATGGATCACTTGCTAGTAAACCATCTTCGCCGTTTTCACCTGCTAGGTTACTATTATTTGCCCAAGCACTTGTACTTGATGCGTCTGATGCCAATCTAAATGGTGAATCTATAACACTAAATACTGTGTTCTTTCTATCAACACCTAGAGCAATCATTTCATCTGCAAGTTCAGGATATCCAGGAACAGCCACAATATTAAATCTATTTGTTTCGTTTCTGATATCTTGGTTACTTGTTAAAGCAGATTGTAACTCTTTTACAATCATTTGTCTTTGAGCTTTTCTTAGCATGTAAGGTGAGCCGTCGGACTTATTACCACTTGCATCTGCCCAGTATTCTAATGTTGCGTTCCATTTTTTAACGTTTCCGCCACTTAAAGATTTGTTCCAACCTAAGATACCTACTGGTGAAGTTGCACTTGATGGTGCTGTACTAAAAATAGAACCTGCTGTACTTGATCTAAAGTCACCAAAAATAACACCGTCTGGGCTATCTTGGTCTGCACTATCAACAAGTACCCACCCAACTTGGCTTACACTATACTTATAAATTGCTGGATAGTCTTCTAACTTACTACTATCAATCCATAAATCACCTTCTGCTAAACTGCTTACGCCGTCTGCTTTCTTAGTTGGTGTTGATGCTTTTACCTGAATATCACCAGAGAATGTTTGCCATCCGTTGATAGAATCATTTTCTAAAATATCCAAATTGTCTGCACTTACAACTGAATCGTACCATAAAGTACCATCCGCTAATGTTCCAGTAATTGCTGTACTCTTTGCTGTAAAACTTAAAGGTTTAAAATTACTATAAGGATCATCAGAAGTTAAATTTAAATCTGCTGGACCAAATCCTGCAACATTACCGTCCCATAATAGGATGTCTTTGTTATCGGAATTTGTAATTTTAATTTTACCGTTGTTATTTACTGCTATAACGTTTGCACTAAAAGACAGTTGTGCGTTTGCATTACTTATTGCTGAATTAATATCAGTTACTAAGTCATCAACACTTGCATTACCATCTGCGTCGCCATCTGTTCTAAATTGAACAGCAATATTGGCACCGTCATTAACTCTCATGTACATACTAACTGTAGCACCTATATGTGATGATAAATCAATAACACTTACATTAGCACTACTTTCTGCTATAACACTTGAATTACCATTGTGTCTTTTTAATTCGAACGTTGCTTGTCCATCGTTTGCATTTGTTCCTTCACCGGCAACATCAATTACGATATCACCTAATTCTGGAGTTGCACCATGTCTTGAAACTGCATAGGCTTCAGACATTGTTTTGACTGCAAATACTGGTACTGATGCAAATTGACTTGAACTTGCACTATATAATTTTAAAGCAAAAGTACTACCATTATTTGGTTCATTTATTGCTACAAAAACATCACCTGATTGTAATGCACCGCCACCATCTCTTGTTAAAGGAAGTTGGTAGTTGTAACCAATTTTGTGATATGCTGAAGATGTATTAGTGTTCCATTCTGTAGAACCTATTAAATCCCAATCACTGTTTGAAGTCTTTTGGTAGACTTTGAATATTGCCTGAGTAACACCTGAATTGTTTACATAAACAACAGCGAAGTCATCTTTTTTACCAAAAGCAATTTTAGGTTTGCCTGTTGATTCTATATCTGATGCTTCTGGAACTAGAGCAGTTTTATTTACCCAGTTAGTGCCGTCATGTATTTTAATACCAATTACTGTAGATGCTGTGTCTAACCAATAAGAACCATCTGCTGGTGCTGTTGTAGGTGCTGTGGCACTAGGTGCCAATGCGTCTAAATCAACATTTGCTCTTAAAACATATGCACTATTGGCAACACCTAAGAAACTATATGCGGCTAATAAGCCGTATTCGTTTGTTTCGTCACCATGTAATTGTGTTCCACCACTTGATTTAAATGTTGGATTGCCATATGTTTGAAGAAGTTCTCTTTGGCTTGAAATTTTGTATAATTTACCTGCAGTTGCAGAAGTTGTATAACCTGCAGTACCTGAACCGTCTGGACTGCTCTTATCTTGAGCAGTTGCAATTACGATTAAAGGAACTGTTCCAGTTCCAGCCGGAGCATAAAAACTCTCGTCTGATACACTAATGCTAACACCAGGACTTACTAATGTCGCCATATTTTTCTCCTAATATATTAGATACGTTACCCGTATGCACTTATTTATCATATATTAGAATTATTCCGTATTTACGGAATTTGCTGGTATTTAGTGGTATTAAATAAGTTTTAGTGACTCTTTAAATTTTCCTGTGTCCCAATCTCGTATTTCCAGTACCTTTTTTTCTAAATCTTCTAGTGTCCCGTTATTATCTATAATGTAATCTACTGGATACCCGGCCCAATTCCATTCACTTTCATGAACATCTTTATATGTCGTTTCCATTATTTTTCTACTAACGACATTTGAATCAGCAGTTTTGGCGGTTTCATACCATTCGGGTAACTCGCCACGTTGTACCCAAATTATTTTTCCGCCCATTTTTTTAATTAAATCTAATTCATTTCTAAATCTTGCGTCACTTACAACTACACAAGATGAATTTGTATGCTGTTTTCTTATGCGATATTCCAAACTGTTAAGCCAAATATCTTGATCAAAATGATTTCTAAGTACATCAGTACCTAGTAATTGTAGGGCCAGTCTGGGAGTAAAATGTGGTACACCTAATTTTTTAGTCCAGAACATGTCCGGTGTTTCTCTGAAATCTCTGCTTTCAACAGTATCACCTTCCAGCAATGATCTTTCCCAACCAAAAATACTGGAACATAGATCTTTTAGGGGTGCCGCAAAACTATCATGAATACAACCGCGATCTACAAACATATTAGCAACCGTATCTTTGCCACTGCCTATAAATCCTGTTATACCTATTATCATAAAAATCTTGTTTGTCTATAAAATAAATTTATCTAATTTAAAATATTAATTTAATATTTTTGGTTTTTATAGGTTAACCTATAACAAAACCTAATGGACTATTACCTTCTTCCATATTATGTATTCTTTCTTTAAGACCTTCTATCTCTTGCTGGCCCTCTGCCTTAAGTGCGTCACCATTCAACTGAATGGCACCACCTGCTCCAGGTAACCCACTTGCATACTTACTTCTGGCTTCACCTAACATCATTTTACTCTGTGCTAGAGCATAAGCGGCTAACCAAGGATTAGCACCAACATCTTTTAAAAGAACACTTTCTGGAATAAAGTTATATACTCCTACGGCGATTTCTTCCTCATGCCTGACATTTCTTAAAATTTTTAATCTTTTGGTGTTTCTATTCCATAAAAAATTATATTCACTACCAAAAATTCTTCCAATAGTTTCTTTGTATTGTGAAAAAGCATCAAATACTGCTAAGCCTCCGACTTGTCCTGCTTGTAACATATACATATTATTAAATGCTACATCGAACGGATCGAAGTTTGTGCCGCCACCGCTGTTGGTGCCTATACCTCTTCTGTAAAGACGTCTTACTTCCATTACTTCATCAGGTAATGTATACTCAGTTACACCGTTTTGCGTTGTAAAAAATATTATACTTTCTTCTACACTACCTGCACTTAACTGCCTGTAAATTGCTAATGCTTTATCTATAGCAACGTCATAGTGTTCTCTGTCTAATTCAACATCAACTATTCCGTCAGCCAAACGAAGTTGTATCTCTTTTATGAGTTCTTCACGACTTTTATATCCTATTTGATCTATTGGCATACTACTATTTATCTAATTTCGTATTAAAATACCTTTAATAAAATAGTGGTATCATTGATTCGTCCGCTTAACTTAGTAGGTGTCGTTTTAATATCTTCAAAATAACTATTAAACTTCATTTTCGCAGAATTTTTTATTTCTTTTATTTGCTCTGCTGGTTTACGCAAAGTCTTTTGAAAACTTGTTTCTGTATTAAAATCTTTTATACTAGTTCCCTTAACTGTGAGTCCTATAGATATTTCTGATTTTTTATACACACCAAGTTTTCTTAATTTTGTATTGTATACCCATAGTTCACTTGCATCAATTATATCTATAGGGTTTATACTAGCAATACCAAGATCACTTTCATTTATTTGGTATTTTAATTTTTGAATTAATTTTTCTCTATTAATAGGTTTTGGTTTTCTAGGCTTACGTTTTGCTTTTCCTGTATCTATTAATGTATCACATGCTGTCTGTATTTTTTCAAAAAATGCTAAATTATCCTTACGCATCTTAGGAGTAAAATGTGAGTACCCTTCTTTTATATCAGGGTCATTCCAATCCATTACTTCCTTGGCTTCTTGTAATTCACTTGTATATAAATCTTTAATTATTTTTGCATGAGCGGGTTTTATAGAAGGCTGATATGCTCTCATATCATTATATGGATCGAAATCTTTAAGTAAAAAAGATTCATTCTCTACAAAACTATCAAGTAATCCTTCCCATGCCCCACATAAAGAAGATACCTGCTCTCTCATACGTTGTTGAATACTGATGACTTTGGTTGTTTTTTCTTTTGAATTTTCCTTTTTTTCTATATAATACTTCTTACCCAGTTTTAACCAATGAGGTTTACATTTTTCATTTACATATTCTATCATACCTTCTGGCCAATAACCTAATTTTTTACTTGTCCAAGCAGTTTTACCCATAGAGGAAAAATAGCCTTTATCAATAGATACTATAAGTTTAATTTCTTCTTTATCCCATCCACTATCTTGTTTGATCCATTTGATCATTGCATCTTGTTTTTGTTTTGTGGGTATTTCATAGTGTACAAAATATTCTGAATCACTAATTGCTTTTTTACGATCAGCAGGCTCTGTAAGCAATGATAGTTCTTTCCAGTTGGGCTCTTTTAATAAGTATGTACTTCTTTGTTTTTTTCTTCTTGCCATTCTATTCCTTGAAAAGTTTAGGATCTGGATTACCATATAAAACTTGTATTGGTAAAGGCCATTTTTTAAACCCTAATATTTTCTTTTTATCTTTTAAAACGTTTTTGTCCTTATAAAATTGAGTGATACTAATCATACCCTCAAATCTGCCAGACGTTTCTCCTGCTTTAAAAGAAAAATAAGTATTCGCTAGAATGAATATTAATGCTATGATATAAACTTCCATAAATTTCCTAAAAAAACAATTCTAACAAACTTTGTTCTATTTGTCAAGAATTATATTCATATGCCAACTTCTACGTCTGCCAAAGAATAAGAATTCTAAATGCTCTGTAATGTTTTTAGGAAATTGATTAAACCTATCAACTATCTTAACAGTTTTACCAAAAGCACCAGACTCTAATTCTAGTATTTTTTCGTTAGTTATATATCTATTAAACTGTTTAATTTGATTTTTAGATAAGTTTTTATAGTCATTTAGTACTTTTATGTCTATTTCTTTACTAAAATGATCAGCAACAAAATTTATATAATGTTCAACTAAATCATTATTTTGTATAATTGGCATAAGGGAATGAAAGTATTGCCAACCCTGAATACTTAGGCCACCAATGTCAGCATCCATGTATCCGGTTTCTTGCCATCTGTAGATGCCTTCTTTTATTTGCTTGACCCAAATCGGAAAATATTTGTCATTTTCAAGTAAAGAATTATATAAAGATTGATAAAAGTCCATATATTTATGGTTAGATGTATCAAATAGATATTTAGATAATATATTAGAAATACCATACATATTAAATCCTAATACAAACCATGTAAATATACTTTCGTCTATAAGTTGTTCCTTGTTAAATGTATTAGTAGATTGTATTACTTCTATGGATTCTGCTATTCCTAACTTCCTATCTTCTAAAAAATCTCCTGTATGTACCCCATAAAAGAAATCAAATGCTTCAAACGTCTGCAAATTATAATCAGCAATTTGTTTCACATACATTGGAGAATTTATTAATAA